ATCATGTTGACATACTTTGCGGTCCGCGCAGCCGGATCGGGCAACTTAAGCAAGTTTACCGTAGGCATAATTTGGCTTGGCATATCAATAAACCTTTTGGCGAGTAATTAAGTTTTGCGGTTGTAGTAGCCCATTATGGCTTTATCTATAGGCGCCTGCATTGCGTAACCTGTTATCTGACTAAGGGCGTTGTTAAACGCATTAGCTGTTCCTGCGTAACCAGACGTGCGGGCGTTACCTGTGTTTATCGCGTTGCCGACTTGTGCGTTGCCGACATTGTACGCGCTTTGCGAAGCAGCGTTTGCTAAGTTTGCCGCGCCGCGTTGCGCCGCGTCTGAAACATAGAAGGCGTTATTTGCGGTGTTCGTGGCTCGGTCCAACTCAAGACCGCCTACTGCGCCGTAATATCTCGCATCGTTTGCTTTGGTTGACGCGCCGAGGCTTAAAGCATTTGTGGATGCTGTATTACCGCGCGCCAAACCAATTCCAGCGGTTGCTTCGCCAAGGTTTAATAGATTTGATGATCTTACCGCGCCGCGATCTCTAGCAATGTTTCCGGTTGTTAACCCGCGATTTACGGCAAGACTGCCAGTTGCGGCCCCGCGCCCTATGGAGTTTGCGGATGTTGCCCGCGCCCGCTCCACAGCGGCTGCCACAAGGTTTGAACCAAGCCCCCCAGCCGCGTTGGTCATAGTATTTGCCGCTGATTGACCCGAAGATGATATTCCGCCAAGCGTGTTAAGGCGCGCAGCGCGTTCAACTTGAGCGCGATTAAATGCGTTTTGAAATTCTTGGCTGGCTAAGTCTTGACCAAACCGCTGGATGCCCTTTAGCGCCCCGCCGGACAATACGCCGCCGCGCGCAGATGCCGACCGATCTAAACCCTTTAGACCTTCTGACATACGGAAAGCATAACCGGGGTCTTTTAAGAAGTCTTCTGTACCAAAATTGCGCGCGTACTCGCCGTAATTGGCGGCGGTTGCGTCGCCGCCGAGACCCATAAGCTGCATGATTTGCTGTTGAGCAGTAAGGCCGCTTTTTATATATGGGTCTTGATATTCACCCTGCCGCTGATACGCTTGCTCAAGATCACCTCTGGAGGTGGTATAGCCTAGTTCTGTTGCAGCCAGCCCGGCGTCAAAACCCCTGTTGGTGTCGGTTAGTGCAGTGTCAAAACCCCTAGTGGCGTCGGCTAATGCGGTGTCAAAACCCGCGTCACTAGCCGCCGTTGCCCCAGCATACGAAGTCCTATACGCGTCTTGAGCGGTGTCGTATCCCCTGTCCGAGGCTGCTTGCGCGGCTTTAAACGCTATCTCGTCCGCAGAGCGCGCTTCATTAAGACGCACGCGTTCTAGATTCTGCGCTTGGCTGTTTGCGGCTTTCTGCGCTTCCTGCGCTATTGCTGCTGCTTCTTTTGCGGCTGCAACGGCTTCAGCCGAGCCGGTCTTTTGTGCTTCTAACGCCAGCGCGGCTGCACGTTCTTGCGCTGCTGTTGCCGTATTGGACGCGGTTATTTGCGCCTTAGCGGCTTTTTTAGATGCGCCAATGGATACCCCTGCGCTTAATGCTGCCGCTCCGGCTACTACTGCGACCATGTTATTCCCCGATCCATTTGCTGTAATATGTCTCTACAGGTTCCATTTTTAAAAACTCAAATAGACGTGAAGCGTCTTTGTGAAATTTAGAACCGTAAAACATACGATGCACACCTCTCCTTTTAGCCTCTTTTTCAACTAAACGAAAGAGTTTTACACCACTAAATCCACCGCGCACATCTGGATGCGTCCAAAAGATGTCCATCGTCAGCGTCAGGCACGTTTGATAGTGTAGCCCCGGCGCAATAAAACCTATAAAATATCCCACTAAACGGCCAGTTTCGCGCAGCGTCACCACTAGCACTTGCCCGGCGTTATCGCGGACAGCGTAAAGGTCGTACTGCGGATCAAGCGGAACTTTATCTTTGTTGAGCGCCAATTCTTCCCAATGCAGTGGCAACAACGGTTGTGCTTCTTCAATAAAGGGAGCCCAATCTTCAACTTGTGCTGTAATCATTATGCGCTCCTGATGTCTACAATGCAGACTATCCTATCATCTGCGCTGTTATTTACAACAGAATGTGTTACGCGATTGTTGATCCACCAGATTTCGCCGGGGCGGAAGTTAACTGTTTCGTCGCCGCTGTGAAATAGCGCGCCGGGCAAAGACTGAAGTGCAATCTGATAGCGGATGTAAAACTCTGCTGGAGCGCCGCCGTCAACGTGGGGTGTAATCGCACCGCCGGGTGGCAGCTTAGTGATGATGCAGCGGCCAAGCTGGACACCATTGACGTGGCGCATCAAATCTAGCACCATGCGGCGCAGCGACGGCAGGCGCCCCCACGCAGGATACTCAACCGTTTGGATGTCGTTAACAACTGCATCAGGCGTGTCAGGAATTGCGTTAAACCACAGCCAAATATCACTTACTTCCGCATGGGCGGTGTCAGGATGGCTGGTACGAAGTGTATTCTGGTCCCACAACTCTGGCTGCGTGACTAACTCCCGTAAGACGGAAGATGTATTTAGCCCGTCAACAATGCGTAAGAAATTTTGCATTAGCTAATCTCGCGGCCAGACGCGCGCAAGTTGACTGCCGCTGCCGCTGACGCAAGCGTAGAGACAAACCCGCCGGACGGCAGGGTGTGGCCTACGATCTCTGGAAAGGTGTAAGTCTCGCCGGGTTGCAACGTCCGCGTCTTGACGATCAGGTTGCTGTTGCCCGTAGCTTCGCTGACCGCTGCCAAGTTGACGCTGACGTTAACCATGCTGCTACTGAAGTTCGTAGCCGTGAACTTGTCAATAATAGTGGTGGTGCTGCTTGGCGACGTATACTGCGTAGTCTGCGTGTTTTCCATATTCTTGGCAGGGATGATGTTTGCTGCAATAATTGCCATGAGCCGGTCCTATCAGGTTACGTTGCCGGTGACGTAGAATGTTTCAGTGCCGACGCACTGCACGTTAGCAACGCCGTAGGCTGCAATGGTGCGGCTGCCTGTGGTTGCAGTGCCGCCAAGCCGTAGCGTCGTTCCAGCGCCCTGTGTGAGCGTAATGGAAGCGGCGCTGCTATTGACAACATAAAACATATTGCCTGCTACAAACACGCCCGATGGGACTGTGGTGGTCGCAGACACATACAGGTGCTTGCCATCGTCGGAAGCGGCAGCAGTAGTGTTGAGGCTTTGCGGGACGCTGCGATAGCCAACAGTGAACGGCGTACCAAGGCTGTCATTGACAGTTGACGCTGAAGCCAGACCTGTGATGGTCTTGTTTGTCAGCGTCTGCGTAGCGGTCAGATAGACGCCGTTCGTCACGGTGCCAGCGTTGCCGGATATGTCGCCGGTGATGGTGGATGTTGTGATTGTGACGCCAGCGATTGTGCCGCCAGTGATAGCCACGTTGTTAGAGTTCTGGCTGGCAATGGTGCCGTAGGTGTCAATGTTATCGACGGTCCATTGCAGCACGTTGGTGGAAGTTTCCAAGACTACTTTGTAGCTGGACGCAGTAGAAAACCACAGGTTACATTCGCCGCGGGAGTCCAGAATAACTGGGTTGGTGTTGGGTGTTGCCGCCGACGCGTCAGTGTACGTCGCCAACGGCGTTGATGTACCGGCTGCATAGGTATAGACCTTGCCGCCGACCAACGGAGTACCGTTAGCATCGAAAAATTGTGCTTTAGGTTGGGGGGCAAGAACAGACATATCTACACCTTAATTAAAGTTATCCGTAACCGTCAGGATGACGGACGGAATTGCGGGGGCAGGGGCGGCAGCAGCCACTGCAACAATTTGGCAGCCTGTATCATCAGTAGAAAAAACCAATTCAAAATAATCACCGGCGTTTAGCTTTACCACATAATTCCATGCGGCGACAACTACCGCGCTACTTCCGGCTAAAGTTGCTTTTCTTGCAGAGTTTGCCACATTGACACCATTTACTCTGTACCAAATAAAAACATTTCCTGTGCCGACGCTGGCTTTGATAAGTTGCGCGGAAAACTGAAAGTTGTAAGTGCGTATGCGGTCCACAAACACTTGCGATGTAGTTGCGCCAATGTAGACGCCATCAGTTATATCTGTGGTGTTAAGCGTTATTGGATACGCCGTGCTGATAGCAGCGGCTGTTTGTGTGGCCGTACTGTAGAACGCGCCGTTGCGGTTGTCTTCAAGTTGCGGCGTGTACAGCGGCGCCAAGTCTTGACCAAAAGACGAACTTGCCGCCGAGTTAGCTTGACCACCGCCGGTTATAGTAAAGAGGTTAAACAGATACCTGTACCACTCACGCGTAACCGTGCCGTTTTCGGTGTCAGTAATTGGGACACGCGACGCGGGGATACGGGTAAGTTGGGTTTCAGGCATTTGTGCCGCTCAGTTGCAATTCAGCGCCTGTCAGGTAAATGCGGACAGGATCACTGCCAGACACTTCATAGACGCGGTCGCGCAGCTTCAGCGTCATGCCAAGCCGGCGCCATATGACGCGGGTGCCAGTGGCGCCTATCTTGCCCATAGACGCCCAGTGTTCGTTAGACCATGTATGACCGCCATCGTCGGACCACCGGAGCATGGCCTGCGGATCACTTCCTTGGCCTGTTGTTATGCCAACGCCTGTCTCGCACTCAAGTTGCAAAGCATGGTTTGCTGTACGCGTGAGATTGTTTTGGCCTGTTGGCAGCGCGCGCCACGACCGCAACCAACGCTGCGCTATATCGTTGTCCGCAAAAACATTTAGTTCAAGCGTGTAGATGTTGCCGTTAGCGTAGTCGCCGACGATGATGTTGCCTTGGAAGTTACACTGGCAGTTGCTACGGTGGCGCGGGAATACACCGCCAACGCCGGAAGGCGTGAGCGGTTGCACAACGTAGAACGCTTCGGCCTCAAACGATTCGGCCTCAAATCCACCTTCAGACGGCGCAATGGCAGAGTAAGATGACCGCTGGTGCCATGCGCCAGTAGCCGCGTCATACACCCATGTTTCATCTGCGGACGGGAACGACAGGACGTAGAACGCATGGCCGTCCTGCTGGTAGGTGTAGCCTACAGCGTCGCTCATATCTAGATAGTTTTGGATTTGCCATTCAATTGCGTGCGTTGATATGCGCTGCGCGCTATAGCCAGCCGCACGGTAAATGACGCCTTGGCCGCGTGCATCCGCGCCCAGCCAAAACACGGTGTTGTCCATCTTGGCGATGGAGTACGGCGCAACGCAACCGATCTCGTTAAACGCGCCTTGGATCGGCGACAGCGGAAAGTCTAGACCGCCGGAGTTGTACCACACTTCGGTGGAGTCGGTGCCAAACACCCAGCATTCGCGGTGGTCTACTAGTATGCCAACAACGCCGTCAGGGCTACCTTCGGCGCTGGCAAACTCTAGCGGGTCAACTTGAAAGCCGTCAAAAAGCTGCGTCACCCAAAGTTTCTGGCTATTAGGCTCATTAAACACAAAATAGCCGTCCAAGTATGCAACGGTAACTGCGCCGGGGAAGTCAGGGTCGGTGATCTGCGTAAACGTGTTGAGGGACTCGTCGTAGATATACGAGTCAGGATTGCAGGCAAAGAATATTTGATTGCCGTTGTCGGCGATGGACACAGGGCCAGTGCCGGTTACGTCGCCCAGCTTAGTAGGCGTTCCGGTAAGGCTGGACAGTTTGTAGACTTCAAACCCAGACACGACGTAAAAGTCATCACCTTGCGTTTGGTGCGCCCACAGTCCGCGGATCGGGCCATCACCAACGACTTGCTGAAGCTGCAAGCCGGGGCAACGCTGAATGAACGCAGGCTCTATGCCTGCTTCTGGCACCGCTTCGGGAAACAAGTTTATCATGCGCGCGTTGGCAGCGTTTACTGAACGGGCCACATACGCACTGCCCAAGATCGGCGTTTTCATTAGAAATTGCCTGCGTAAATATTAAACCTTTGTCTAGTAGCGATAAGGCTATATGGCATCGACATGATGTCATCAGGATTGTTGATGCGCTTCAGGTTGCGCTTGGAATACATAGCTATGCGCTGAACTTGTGGCGACGGTTCTTCGCCAAACTCAGGTGCTAGTTCGCACGCTAGGTTATAGCGGAACGCACGCAGATAGCCGGGCGGGAACGAAAGAACTGTGTTAAGCGTTGCTGGTTGTGTCAGTTCTTCAACCGAAATGAAATGCCATTCTAGATCGCGCGTGGGGCGCGGGTAGATGTACATATCAATGTCAGGATATGTCATGTTGACAAAAAGAACTTGCGGGAACGTAGAGGACACGGTCTTGACCGCAATGCCATCATACTGCTGCTGGTTAATCATTTTGATGCCGTAGCTAACGCCGGTGCTAGGGTCTTTGAAATATGTAGCGTCATCCAGCAAGATAGGACGGTTGCCAACGAAGTTGCCGGTTGGCCCAAGCGTGCGGTTAAGTGTGGCGGCGGGCCATGTAAAGACTTGGTCTTGTGTCGAGAAGACAGCGAGGCGTTCAGTATTCCAGCTATCAATCATCTGGTTCATGGCGCGCAGTGCGTCCTCCGACGTTTCAGCCGATGGAGTTTCGCCTTCTGCTAGAACACCTAGAAGTCTAAGCGAACCGTTGATTGTTTCACCAGCCGTAGCCATGCCAAAATCCCCATAAAATTTTTAAACTTGGACGGCCCGAAAGCCGTCCAATTTATTTACGAACAGTGAAGGATAGCAAAGTTAATTACTATTGCTTCTGACAGCGTGCCACCAGAAATGTTACGTAGCGTGATGCTGACAGTGCCAGCAGCCAATGCGTTAGCGAACACGTTATATGATCCAGCGGTTGCTTGACCACTGGCGATAGTCAAAATAATAGTGTCATTTGCAGAAATGAAACTATTGTTCAGCGTGAACGTAGCGTTAGTGGCAGTAGCCAACGACGCGTTGTTCATCGTAATAACGCCGGCTGCTTTGTTCAGCGTAACTGCTGTTGACTTGCTGGTAGCCTGCGTAACCGTGCCTTGTGCTGCGGCGGTGTAGCCGATTTGCTCATCGCTCAAAAGATATTGTGCGCCAATAATATCTTGGTCGAGGTATGCAACACCAATAGATTTGTTGTTAGCCATTAGTTTTCTCCTGAAAAGGATGCCCCGACCGTAGCCGGGGCAAACCTATTAGCCAGCGATGCGGTACAGATTGTACGTTGTTTCGCCAGTTTTAACAGCGCGGAACAGTACGCTCTTAGAAGCAACGCCTGCGCCTGAACCAACCAAGGTCCAGCCGGTGCCTACTAAAAGAGTAGGAACGCCGGTGCTGGTAGCAACCAAAGCAATATCAAATGCTGAGTTTGTTTTTGCGCTGCTGATGGTTGCGTTAACAAGAGCAACTGTAGGGAGCGTAAGGTCGGCTGCACTTGCAGAAGTGTAGACAACCAAACCGCCACCCAAATTGTCAACAGTTAGGGTAGCTGCTGCGGTATATGCAACAGCAACAGGGGACGTGGTCAGGTTAACTTCGGTAAGGTTGCCATCACCGAGTTGATAGCCGCCTGCGCCATTAGGTAAAGTAGGCATAGTAAAAATCCTTTAGAATAGTTGGCCCCCGGCGAACCGAGGGCCGTGTTAGATTAACCCCACATCCGGACAGCCATCTGCGGACGGATTGTGCTGTAACCGTACAGAACGTCAATACGGCAAGGCAGACGGTCGTTGTTGATGTCGTACTGACGAACAACGCGCAAGCTGATGCCGTTATGCACCTGACGCGAAGCCATATCTACGCCCTGTGGGAGCAGAAGGTCGGCGGTTGCGAAGGTGATAGCGTCCTTGTGGTATACAAGGTTTTGCGGATATGCCGTTGAAGCCGTACCAACAAAGATAATGGCCGCAGCAGTAGCAGGCAAAGTGAGGACGGTAGCAAGTGCCTGCGTAGCCGAATAGATCGGTGAAACAGTAATGTTACCTGCGCCGGCGCCACTAAGTGTGACATCAGCAGTTGCAACAAACTGGAACAACGAACCTGTGCTTTCACGGGTTTGTGGGTTGACAGAGAAGCAGCCCGCTACGGTAAACACGTCGCCAGCCTTAACCGTTGTCGATGCGCCAGCGCCAGTAATGGCGATGGTGGTTGCACCTTCAGTAGTAACAGCCGCCGAAGTCGTGCCGCCAGTTGCAGTACGCGAACCAGTGGTGAACTGCTTGATTGATTGCGACATATTGATTTCGTCGTAGCCAAGTACGCCTGTACCCATCATGCCGTTCTTGAACTGCTTGCTGATCGTGTCGGTTGGGTTGAATAGACCCTTCAGACCTTCAACCAAACCAGCGTTAGCGGCTGGGTTAACAGTCGCATAACGTGGCGACATTACAGCAGCGTTTTCGTTGAGCTTCTGCTGTGCAGCAAGAAGAACAGCCGAAGTAGCTGGCGTAGTGCCGGGCGTGCCAACAGTGTTACCGATGGTCAGATACGAGTTGGCAACGTCAGCGTCGATGCTGGCAGCAAGCTGCGAGATACGTGGCTTGAGAACGCGGTCTGCGAAATCGTCAAGCTGCATGGTCAATTCAGCAGTCGTGAAGTTGACGCCGATGTGCTTCTGGGTGGAAACAGCAAGAGTTGTGAACTGCTCGTTGTCATCCTGTACCTGAAGGGCTGCGCCGTCAGTTACAAGCGCACGGTCTGGAAGACGGATACGCAGGGTTGAGCCAATTTTAGCACCTTCGACAGCAAAGCTATCGTCGTACTGGCGGTTTACGTTACGTGTGATTACAAGGTTGTTCTCAAGAATTTCAAGAGCCTTCCGTGTGATCATGTCAATTGTTAAAATCGAGTTAGACATGGTAATAATCCCAAATTATCTGTTGCGTTGTGCCTCGTACTTTTTGATCTGCCGCAGCCGTTCCGCTTCAATCCATTCCGACGTACTCATCGATTTGGTCGAGCGAGGGTCGGTTGTGTCGTACTGGTTTGACCCAGTAGAACGGGCAGTGACAGGCGCAATTGGTGCCGGGGCGGTTGAAGTTTTTCTAACCGGCGGATTTGAGGACAATGAAGCCTCAAGTTTTCCAATTTCTTTTGCCTGCAAAATTGGCGCTAGGCGGGCGATACGATCAGCTTCTTTCGGATTAGAGCCGAGATAATATAGAACGTCTGGGCCTGCGTCTGACGCTTGGATGCTTTGCGCCATGAAATCAGTAATCGGAAGGTTGGGATTGTATGCGACTTGTTCAAAGTCATCATACCTGTCCCGCGCTGCCTCTTCTAGATCATGGTAGGCATCCTGCATTTCAGCTTGCTGTCGGGCGTTATCGCGCCTTGCC